GTGGCACGAGCGCGTCGGTGGTGCAGCCCCACCGCCTACCCTTGAGGCATGCCGAAACCGAAGACCGGTGTCGGCCGCGGCAAGCGGCCTGAACCAATCGAGAAGAAACGCCGACGTGGCGCGGAGCTGCGTGGGCATCTGCCTGCGGTGCCGGTGCCCGAGTTCGCCCTGGCGACGGTTGACCTGGGTGATGTGCCGAAGCCACCGGCGACGTTGGACGAGTACGGTTGCGCCTACTGGTCGATGTTCTGGAACGCGGGTCGGCGTCATCTGAGCGAAGCCCACGACTCGGCACTCATCGAGCGGTTGTGTCTGGCGTTCGAGCAGTTGGCTCGGATTGAGGCGTGGCTGGGTACGGATGTGACGCGCTGGTTTTATGAGACGGCGAATGGGCAACTTGTGACGCATCCGCTCATCAAGCAGAAGACGGAGTTGAATGCGCAGGTGACTGCTTGGCTATCGTTGTTGGGGTTCACACCGTCTGACCGGGCGAGGCTCGGTCTCGCCGAGATAAGGGTTGCCAATGAGCTCGATCAGTTCCGTCGTCGCAACACCAAGGTGGTCGACGCCGAGGTTGCACCCGCAGTCTGACGGTCAGCGTGTCGCGGATTTCGCGTCGACGTTCATGCATGTCTCCAAAGGGATACGTGCTGGTGACCCGTTTGTGTTGGTGCCGTGGCAGCGGCAGTTGATTGAGAACCTCTATGAGCGCAGGTCCGATGGTCTGTTGAGGTATCGGCGCAGTCTGATTGGTCTGGGCCGCAAGAACGGGAAGTCGTTGCTCGGTTCGCTGGTTGCGCTCTACGGGTTGATTGAGGGTGAGCATGGTGCTGAGGTGTATTCGGCGGCTGGTGATCGTCGGCAGGCGCGTGTGGTGTTTGATGAGGCGAAGTGGCAGGTGCAGCAGTCGCCTGCGTTGAGTGGGATTTGCAAGGTGTATCGGGATGCGATTGAGGTGCCCAGCACGCACAGCGTGTATCGGGTGTTGTCGAGTGATGCGAAACTTCAGCAAGGTCTGAACCCGAGCACGGTCATCTTTGACGAGTTGCACGTGCAACCGAACTCGGAACTTTGGGATGCGTTGACGTTGGGTTCGGGTGCGCGACGTGACCCGCAGATTGTGGCCATCACGACGGCTGGCTATGACCTGTCGAGCATCTGCGGAACTCTTTACGCCTACGGCCAGAAGGTGTGTCGTGGCGAGTTGGAGGATGAGCAGTTCGGGTTCTGGTGGTGGGAAGCGCCGGAGGGTTGCGACATGAATGACCGTGATGCGTGGTTGCAGGCGAATCCGAATCTGGCGGAAGGTTTGTTGGACATGGAGGACATGGAGATTGCGGTGCGTCAGACGAGCGAAGTGTCGGTGCGTCGGTATCGGTTCAATCAGTGGGTGCGGACTGCTGAGGATTCTTGGTTGCCGCAGGGTGCGTGGGAGTTGTGTCGTGAACCTGAGTTGCAGTTGCAGCCTGGTGCGGCGACGTGGGTTGGTGTTGACATGGCGTTGAAGCGTGACACGACAGCGGTCGTTCTCGTTCAACGTGTCGAGGGCAGGCTTGTTGCGCGGGCGAAGATTTGGTTGCCCGAAGGTGGCGTGCTCGATGTGGCTGCGGTCGAGTCGTATCTGCGGGAGGTGGCGCAGCAGTACGACATTCAGGAGATTGCGTTTGACCCGGCGTTCTTTATGCGCACCGCCGAAGCGTTGGCCGAAGACGGGTTCCCGATGGTCGAATACCCTCAGAGTCCGCAGCGTATGGTGCCTGCATGCGGCAACCTGTACGAGTTGATTGTGAATCAGAAGCTCGCGCACGACGGCAATCCGCTGTTCTCCGATCAGGTGTTGTCGGCTGCGCAACGTGTGAAGGACAACGGTTGGACACTCAGTAAAGGCAAGTCGAAGCGGAAGATTGACGCGGTGATTGCGTTGGCGATGGCGACCGACCGGGCGACGACTACACCCGTCGAGGCTCCGACGCCTGGCTTCTTTGTGGTGTGACTAGCCTTGTTGGTCTAGCCTTGGAGGTCAGGATGGTCGTGGTCGTACTTGAAGTTCTCGGAATCGTTGCGCTGGTCGCCGCTGGGTTCTTGGTTGCACCGGCATTGGGTGCGATGGTATTCGGCGTTGCCTGTCTCGCTACCGCGTTTGCGTTGGCCCGTGCCGAAAAAGTCGGTGACGAAGAATGATTCTTGACCGCCTGATTCCGTCGCGTCGAACCAACGACGAAGAACGCGCCATCTCGTTCCAGTCGCTGTTTGCGATGGGCGATGGCTACACGTTCACGACGAACTCGGGTGTCTACGTCACGCAGGAAGATTCTCTCAAGATTGGCACGGTGTACGCCTGCGTGCGTCTCATCGCCGACACGATTGCCAGCCTGCCTGTTGATTCGTACATCCGTCAGGAGGGTGTGCGTCTTCAGTATCGGCCGCGTCCAGCGTGGCTTGACTCGCCCGACATCGGTGTCACCAAAGACGACCACTTCCAGCAGGTTCTCGTTTCGCTGCTGTTGAACGGCAACTCGTTCACGCGCATCATCCGTGACGAGGAAGGTGAGGTGCTCGCCCTGTCGGTGTTGAACCCGCAGCACACCGAGGTGCGCCGCGACAACTACGGCCGACTCTTCTACGTCTACAACTCGAAGGACCGTATCGAAGACGTCGACATGATTCACATCAAGGACTTGGTGCTGCCGGGCGAGTTGCGCGGCAAGTCACGCATCGACCTCGTCAAAGAGAACCTCGGTTTATCGCGTGCGCTCGAAGAGTTCGCTGCACGATTCTTCGGACAAGGCTCATCAACGACTGGCATCATTCAGTTCCCTGGCAACTTGTCGCGTGAGCAGGCCAAGAACCTCGTCGATGCGTTCGAGGATGGCCACAAGGGTTTGCGTCGTTCGCATCGTCCAGGCATCCTGTTTGGTGGGGCGACGTTCCAGAAGACAGGTGTCGACCCGAACGAATCACAGTTCCTCGAGTCACGCCAGTTCGCGGTTGAAGAAATCGCACGCATCTTCCGTGTCCCGCCGTCGATGATCGGTGTGACCACGCCGGGTGCGATGAGTTACGCATCCGTAGAGGCCAATCAACTTTCGTTCCTGCAACACTCGCTCGTTCCGTACCTCTCGAAACTTGAGTCCGAATACAGCGTCCTGCTGGCCGGTCGTGCGTTCATTCGTTTCACCACCGCAGGTCTTCTGCGTGGCGACATCGCCGCACGCAACGCCTCCTACGCATCGGGACTCGCCAACGGCTACATGTCGGTCAACGACGTGCGCCGCTTCGAGGACATGTCACCCATCGAAGGTGGCGACGCCTACCGCGTACCGCTCACCAACATCGACATCACCGCAGCCAACCTCGCCGACCTTGACCGCAAATCGGCAATCGCCCAACGCCTCATCGCATCAGGCTTCCAGCCTGCGGCCGTGCTTGCAGCTCTCGACATGCCTGAGATCGAGCACACGGGTGTTCCGACCGCAGCCCTGCAACCTGTCGCCGCAATCAACCCAATCGCACCTGCGACCGTCTACGAGGCTGAATGATGAGCGCACCGGCAGGCACATACAACATCGTTGCGGATCAGGGTGCGACGTTCACTCGTCAGTTGACGTGGAAGGACACTTCGGGTTCGGCGGTGAATCTGACCGGGTACACGGCGCGGATGCAGTTGCGTTCGGCTGTGGATGCGACGGGTGCTGCGGTGTTGGAGTTGACGACGGAGAACAATCGCATCGTGCTCGGTGGCACTACTGGTGTGATTGACTTGACGGTTGCGGCGACTGCCATGGCTGCGGTCACGGCGAACACCTACGTCTATGATCTCGAGTTGGTATCTGGTTCGGTCGTGACTCGCCTCGTGCAAGGCACGTTCGAGTTGCGAGGTGAGGTGACGCGCTAATGGCGCAGGATGTCACCGCAACCGTCACCGTCGTCGAGGCGAACAATCGGGTCGTCGTTCAAGAAGACGACGTCAACGTCACAGTTCAGGAACAGGCACAATCTGTTTCGGTTGTTTCGTCAATCGGTTCGATTGGGCCGCAGGGTGCGCAGGGTGCGCAGGGTGCGCAGGGTGCGCAGGGTGCGACGGGTTCGCAAGGTCCGCAGGGTGAGACGGGTCCACAAGGCTCAACGGGTGCGCAGGGTGCGCAGGGCGCGCAGGGTGCTGTCGGTGCGCAAGGTCCGCAGGGTGCTGTAGGTCCGCAGGGTGATGTGGGGCCGCAGGGTGCTGTCGGGGCTCAGGGTGCTCAGGGTGCCACGGGTGCTCAGGGTGCTACTGGATCGCAGGGCTCTCAGGGTGCTCAGGGTGCCGAAGGTGCGCAGGGTCCGCAGGGTGTTGTTGGCCCGCAGGGCGATACAGGTCCGCAGGGTGCAACTGGTCCACAGGGCGCTCAGGGTGCAACGGGTGCTCAGGGTGCTCAGGGTGCCCAAGGTCCGCAGGGTGATACCGGTCCGCAGGGTGATGTAGGTCCGCAGGGTCCGCAAGGCGATACTGGTGCTCAGGGTGCGCAGGGTGCTCAGGGTTCGACGGGACCGCAGGGTCCGCAAGGTGATACCGGTCCGCAGGGTGACACGGGTCCTCAGGGCCCTCAGGGCGCTCAGGGTGCCACTGGAGCGCAGGGTGCACAGGGTCCGCAGGGTGATGTAGGTCCGCAAGGCGATACCGGCCCACAGGGCGCTCAGGGAGCGACTGGGGCACAGGGAGCGACTGGGGCACAGGGACCACAAGGTCCGCAAGGTGACACTGGCCCACAGGGTCCTCAGGGTGCGCAGGGTGCGACGGGTTCGACCGGGCCGCAAGGTCCGCAGGGTGATACAGGCCCACAGGGTCCGCAGGGTGCGCAGGGTGCAACAGGTGCGCAAGGAGCGCAGGGTGCTACGGGTTCAACGGGACCGCAAGGTCCGCAGGGCGTTATTGGTCCTCAAGGTGCAACTGGTGCAACTGGTGCACAGGGCGCTACTGGCCCGCAGGGTGCGGTTGGTCCGCAAGGTGCAACAGGTGCAACTGGTGCCCAAGGCGCAACTGGTGCGCAAGGTGCGGTTGGTCCGCAGGGCGCTGTTGGTCCTCAAGGTGCAACTGGTGCAACTGGTGCACAGGGCGCTACTGGTGCCCAGGGTGCAACTGGTGCCCAGGGTGCAACTGGTGCGCAAGGTGCTACGGGAGCAACAGGTGCGAAAGGTGGATTGTTCTACACGTTCAGTACGACGACCACCGATGCCGACCCAGGCAGCGGCAATTTCCGATTCAATAACGCAACTATCGGTTCAGTGACACAAATCTTCATCGATCTGGTTGATGGTGATGGTGTCACTCAAACAACGTTCATCGACTCTTGGGATGATTCAACGAACACTGTCGAAGGCACGCTGGTGATTCAGGGTCGCACGACGGGAACTTCTGTTGCGACATTCAACATCACTGGTGTCACGTCGACGACTGGATACCGCAAGATTTCAGTCACTTACATTTCTGGAACTGCACCGGCGAACAATGACGGATGTGTCATCGCCTTTTCTCGAGCTGGAGATGTCGGTGCTCAGGGTGCAACTGGTGCTCAAGGTTCGACGGGTGCTACTGGCCCACAGGGCGCTACTGGTGCTACTGGCCCACAGGGCGCTACTGGTGCAACCGGTCCACAGGGCGCTACTGGTGCAACCGGTCCACAGGGCGCTACTGGTGCAACCGGTCCACAAGGTGCACAGGGCGCTCAAGGTCCGCAAGGTTCAACATTGCTCACGACAAAAGGTGATTTGCTCACATTCAGCACAACCAACGTTCGACTGGCAGTTGGTGGCACAAACAATCACGTTCTCACTGTCGACTCATCTACTGCGACCGGGTTGAAGTGGGCTGCGCCAGTATGCGTTCTCGGCTGATCTCAGTCATCACACCGACATACAACACACCGCCGATTGTTCTTGCCCGCACCTGGGCAAGCCTGAAGGCGCAGACGCACACCGATTGGGAGTGGGTCATCTGGGATGACTCGACGAATAACGAAACGTGGCGGCAAGTGTATGGATTCTGTTCGGATGAGCGGTATCGAATCGTTGCGCATGTTGGTCATGTGCCGTCGGGTTTGATTGGGCAGGTGAAGCGGCGCGGGTTCATGGTCGCAGAAGGCGACATTCTCGTTGAACTGGATCACGACGACGAGTTGACACCAGACGCACTCACAGAGATTGAGGCAGCGTTCCAAGACCCGTCGGTCGGGTTTGTGTACTCCGACTGGTGCGAGATTCTGCCGTCGGGCGAATCGGGCCGCTATCCGGATGGGTGGGCGTTCGGCTACGGCTCGCACTACTGGTCAGAAGAACACGGCGTCTGGGTGATGCGCGCACCAGAACTAAACGCCACCACCATCCGCCACATCGTCTCGGCCCCGAACCATGTTCGGGCGTGGCGTGCCGACGTGTACCGGCAGATCGGCGGACACAACCCTGAGATGAGCGTGGCGGACGATTACGAACTGTTCTTGCGCACGCTGCTCGCCACGAAATGCCATCACATCCCGAAGCTGCTCTACAAGCAACACATCGGGGCGCATACGGCGCAACGTCAACGGAATGCTTTGATTCAGTCAGAGGTTGCCAGGTTGGCTGCGGAGTACGATGAGCGGTTGCGGATTCACGGCTATTGTTGATGCTCTGAGGTAATCATGACCATTTCGCACAGTCAGGTTTCAGTCGGCACGGTCGCAACTTCGCTCGGTGTTTCGTATCCGATGGAGAGCACCGTCAGTCTTCACAACATCGACAACACCGACCGCATCTACATCGGTGGTGCTGCGGTGACGACATCAACCGGATTCGCGCTCGACAAAGGCATCATCATGCAAGTCACGATTCCAGCAGGCGACCAGCTGTATGCGGTGTCGACGAAGTCCGGTCATGTCATCACGGTCCTTCAACCGCGGCCGAATGGCTGATGCCGTACTTCATCTCTGACTCCAACCCCGACTGCTCAGGCTGGGCGGTCGAGAAGGAAGACGGAGAAGTCATCGGCTGCCACACGTCCAAGCAGGCGGCCATCGACCAGATGGTCGCGGTGTCGATCGCCGAGGACATGGAACCGGGTGGCGAGCGTGCTCGCCCTGATGAGTTGATGGTTGGTGATTATGTTTCGTGGAATAGTGCTGGCGGTCGTGCGCGTGGTGAGATTCAAGAAATCTTCCGTTCGGGTACGGTGCGCGTGCCAGGTACCGACTTCGAGTTGGAAGCCTCCGAAGATGACCCGGTGGCCCTGATCCAGATTTACCGTCAAGTCGAAGGCGGCTGGGAAGACACCGACGTCATCGTCGGTCACAAGTTCTCCACGCTGACTCGTATCGGTGAACTTGAAGAACCAGACGACGAAGAAGAGACTGCGTCCTACGGTGACACGCCAGACGATGACGATGCCGAAGACCGCGAGCTGCCAGACAACTATC